TTATGGAAGATTTGCGAGTTTTGCGTCAACAACTACGCCAATGATTTTGCAGTTTCCGTTGATTTCTATCATCGGATATTGTGGGTTTAATGGTTTTAAAAACTTTCGGCCTGCATCCATAACTAATTTTTTGAATGTGGCCTCGTTTTCACCTTCTAATTTTGCAACAACCAGCTTGCCGTTTCTTGGTTCGACTTCGGGATCAACCAGAATTATCATTCCTTCTGGAATGCTTAACCCTGCCGGTGCTGTCATAGAGTCACCTTGTACATCAAGCCAAAATGAATCTTCTGAACAATCTACAGTGGTGTCGTGCCAGTTCTCTATCGCGCGCTTGTGATAAGGTTCTACAGCTTCCATCCATTGCCCTGCGCTTACCCAACTGATAAGAGGGTATGATCCTCTTGGCTCATGCCTACTATGATAGGCAACGTTTGTCTGGCTTAAATCTCCTTTCAGCAAATAGTCAGGGGAGCACTGAAGAGCCTTCGAAAGTGCCAACAGGTTCTCCCCATTTGGCTCAGTCTCCGAGCGCTCCCATTGCGATATTGCAACATTAGACACTCCCACCATCTTACCAAGAGCGGCTTGTCTAATCTTGAGTTTTTTTCTTCGAGCGCGAATACGCTCACCCATCAATTGTGTATTCATAGTTAAGTCATCTTAAATAAACTTGACTAAAGATTCCTTTAGTAGATAATTTAAGTGTTCTTTAATTTCGGAGCGAGTCTATGTACAAGAAAGATGTTATCGACCACTTCGGAACCCAGCGTGCAGTAGCTAAGGCTTTAGGCATTAGCGATGCAGCGGTCTCTCAGTGGAAGGAAGTTATCCCAGAGAAAGACGCATACCGATTAGAGATCGTTACAGCTGGCGCCCTGAAGTACCAAGAAAACGCTTATCGCCAAGCGGCGTAAGCAAAACGCTCTTTACCAATCTGAACCGCCGACAACGCGGTAAACCTATTTCAAAGCGCATCAACGAATGCGCACAACTAACTATTAACTACAGGAATGTTCACATATGGAACTCACAAGCACTCGCAAGAAAGCCAACGCAATTACCAGCAGCATCCTTAACCGGATAGCTATTCGTGGACAGCGTAAAGTCGCTGATGCGTTAGGCATTAACGAATCTCAAATTTCACGATGGAAAGGCGATTTCATTCCGAAGATGGGGATGTTATTGGCGGTTCTGGAGTGGGGTGTCGAGGATGAGGAGTTGGCAGAACTGGCAAAGAAAGTTGCGCATCTGCTGACAAAAGAAAAAGCCCCGAAGAACGGCGAATTCTTCGAGGCCTGATGTAGAAAGACTGGATCAATCCACAGGAGTAATTATGCCAAAACAACTCAGTCCTGACCAGGACAAATTACACAAAAACATACTACGTGATCGGTTCTTATCCAGCTTCAAACAGCCTGGTCGATTTCGGGCTGAGTTGGAGAAAGTGAAGCTAATACTGAAGAGGAAAGGTCATGAGTAACATATCCAATCTAGCCGAAGCCAGAGAGGCCAGAAGGCTCCAGAAGCCGCGTACAAATGGCGGTAAGGGGTTTGCCTTGATTCACCGCCAATTCATGGATAGCAAGCTATACAAGGATTCTCAGGCTGTGCATCTTTTCCTGCATCTGATACTGAAAGCCAATCACTCTCCGGCAGTCGTAAATACCGACATTGGTGAGATGTTGGTTGAGCGAGGACAGCTAATTACCGGACGGCCAAAACTGGTAAGTGAAACATTCATCCCGGATAACAAAGTAAAAAGTTTGCTTCGTTCTTTTGAAGGGAATGGAATGATTCGTATCGAGTCGAAAGGGAGAAAATTCAGCCTGATAACAGTGTTGAAATATGATGATTTTCAGGCTCCAAATTGTCCAACGGATGTCCAACGGATGTCCAACGCAAACACCAGTAATGACGCGGCTCACAGCAAATGTTGTCCAACGGATGTCCAACGATTGTCCATAAACAATAATATAAATAATATCTCTAATACTAACGTATTAGAGAGTACCGCAGCAGACGAAAATCCTGACAAGAAAAAATCGGCTCTCAGTTGTCAGGATGTTGTCGATGCTTACCACGAATTACTTCCTGAAGCTTCCAGGGTTCGCGCACTGAATGACAAACGTAAAAACCAGATCCGAACTTTCTGGCGAAAAGCCGGAGTGATAACACGCCAACTTGACGGGCATGGGTTCACGATGCAGGACTGGAGAAATTATTTGAGCTACGTAGGCGAAAATTGCCGATGGATGTTCGAAGAGCGCCCAAACCATCAACGCGGAACCGTCTGGCACAAAAAGGGATTTGATTTCCTGCTTAACGATAATACCTACCTGAAAGTTCGTGAGGGTGAACACGATGACCGATAATTTTTATGCGCCGCCCCATAGCATCGAGGCAGAGCAGGCGGTGATTGGCGGATTGCTTCTGGATGATGACAGCAGTGAGCGCGTCCAGAAAGTTCTGGCGATGCTGAAGCCTGATTCATTTTACAGCCGACCACACAAAATCATTTTCGAAGAAATAACCAGAATGCACCGGGAGCAAAAGCCAGTAGATGGCCTGACGCTTTTCGATGAACTGGAGCGCAAATCGTTAACGGCGTCTGTTGGCGGTTTTGCTTATATCGCTGAGATCGCAAAGAACACGCCAAGCGCAGCAAACATCGTTGCCTATGCAATGCAGGTTCGTGAAACCGCAATGGAACGCTACGCCATCAACCGCATGACTGAAGCGACGGAATTGCTCTATTCCCGCAACGGAATGACTGCAACGCAGAAGTACGAAGCTATTCAGGCGATTTTCACGCAACTGACAGACCATGCAAAAACCGGATCGCGTCGAGGCCTTCGCTCATTTGGTGAGGTCATGGAAGACTGGGTTAGCGACCTTGAGAAGCGATTTGACTCATCAGGCGAACAACGGGGAATGAGCACAGGGATCCCATCGCTGGACAGGATGCTGTCACCGAAAGGTCTGGTGAAAGGCTCTCTGTTTGTCATTGGCGCTCGCCCTAAGATGGGGAAAACGACGCTATACAGCCAGATGGCAATCAACTGCGCAGTGCATGAGAAAAAGGCTGCCCTGATGTTCAGCCTTGAAATGCCAGGTGACCAGATACTGGAAAAACTGGTAGGGCAGAAGTCAGGTGTTAACCCGAATATTTTTTACCTTCCGGCGACAAATGACGCTGATGACGGCTATCAGGGTGATTACGATGGTGACTTCAACAGGGCGATCGAAACAGCCAATCGCTTGAGTGAAATCGACCTGCTTTACATCGACGACACGCCGGGATTATCTCTGGCTCAAATCGTCAGCGAAAGCCGTCGAATCAAGCGAGAAAAGGGGGGTGTTGGCATGATTCTGGTCGATTACCTGACACTAATGACCGCTGAAAAGGCCGATCGTAACGACCTTGCTTACGGCATGATTACTAAGGGGCTGAAGAACCTTGCCAAAGAGCTTGATTGCGTTGTTGTGCTTCTGACGCAGCTTAACCGCGCACTGGAAAGCCGAACTAATAAACGCCCTTTACCAAGCGACTCCCGAGATACAGGGCAGATTGAACAGGATTGCGATTATTGGGTTGGTATCCATCGTGAAGGTGCTTTTGATGACAGCGTTCCGCCTGGTGAAACCGAACTAATCCTTCGTCTAAATCGCCATGGAAATACCGGCACGGTGTATTGCATTCAGGCAAATGGCGCTATTTATGACACAGACCAACAGTCTGCTGAAATGCGCCGCCGTGAACGCGAGGAACCGCAGTCCAAGAAGAAAGGAGGATTCTGATGACCATCTACATCACTGAGCTTGTAACAGGCCTGCTGGTAATCTCAGGCCTTTTTATTTGGGGGAGAGGGAAGTGTGGCTGACTGGCAAATTCCAATCATCATTCTTGCCGGAGCTTCGCTGGTTGCTGGCTTTATCCTGCTGAAGAAGCATAAAGACCGTGATCAAAAAGTCGAAGTTCTCTATGGGTATCCAGCGAACAGCACAACATGGCTGACCATTTACCACTACCGAAAATCAGGCCGCTGGGTATTCGAATGGGATGATCTGTTCGCTGAAAAGCGACCAAAGTCATGGGGAGACATCAGCGAATGCATGATGTTTGAAGAAAGAAAATCCGGCGCAACCCGAGAAGAGTTTAACGAAGCGTGGGCGCGATTAAGTGAGAGAGGGTATTTGTGAGCAAGTACGAAAAATTAGATCAAAACATTCTTTCAATGCTGAGTGAAAGACCAACACCTGTTTTTGATATCTGGCTTAAATGGCGGAGCAATGGAATGTATATCGAAACCATCGATCGCCGTATGCAATACCTGAGAAAGAAAGGGCTTGTTGCAAATGTGCGTGGGAATGGTTGGGTGAAAATTAACCTGTCATAACGGGGATTGATATGGACGAATCAAGAAAGGCTTTCGAGCAATGGTTCCAGAGCAAATACAAATGCACTATGGAAACGATGAAGGTTATGCAAATCAAAGTCGAACTTGCTTGGGAGGCATGGCAGGCCAGCCGTGAAGCTATCGAGATAAAGCTCGATGACAAAGTAATGGTTGAGGATGAGTTCGACAAAGGCCACAACTGCGCAATCGACTATTGCGCTGATGCCATCCGCGCCGCCGGAATCAAAGTGAAGGAGTGATTTATGTGTGTATATCACCTGAAACAATGCTACGGATGCGGAATGCCTCTTCGGTTTAATGGATTCCAGAGTATTCCTGATGTGCCTATGTGTAGTTCTTGTCGGGATAAAGGAATTAAGCCGAGATACGTTTATGTTTATTCCGCCAACAAGATATTGCCGAAGTATGAATACAGCACGGAAATAATGAGGTCAAAAACAAATATCTAACGTGGTATAACGATATGAAAAAGCTAACCTTTGAAATTCGATCTCCAGCACATCAGCAAAACGCTATTCACGCAATACAGCAAATCCTTCCAGACCCAACCAAACCAATCAATCAAATAACTCAGCAGAGACTAAAAGAAGTCCTTCTCTACGATGAGTTAACAGGGAAATTCACATGGAAAGTAAAGAAATGCCAGAGAATGAATGCTGGGGATATCGCAGGGCATAAGAGTAGCGAAGGCTACTGGGTAATAAAAGTCGATGGAAAACTTTATAAGGCACACAGGCTGGCATGGCTCTATATGAATGGCAGTCTACCAAAAAGTGATATCGACCACATAAATCTCGTTAGGGATGACAATCGTATGGCAAACCTTAGATTGGCAACTCGATCTCAAAACATCCAGAACGTAAACAAAAAGGCAAATAACAAATCAGGATATAAAGGCGTTTCATGGGATAAGAAATCAAGAAAATGGAGGGCGCAAATCGTAATCAACAAGAGGAAAGTTAATCTTGGGTTTTACGATGACCCAAAGGAAGCTCATAAAGTATATGCAAATAAAGCGGATGAATGTTTCGGCGAATTTGCGAGGTATTAAAATGAAATGTGTCAAATATCACCTTACTAATGAATCTATAAGATATAACGCCATTCAGTATCTTAGGACATGCGATTTAGACATCATTGTCGAGTTTAAGCAGCGCAACCGCAGCTTAGACCAAAATCGGAAGCTTTGGGCTTGCCTTGGTGATGTCTCACGTCAGGTTAACTGGCATGGTCGCTGGCTGGATGCAGAAAGCTGGAAGTGTGTGTTTACCGCAGCATTAAAGCAGCAGGACGTGGTGCCTAACCTTTCCGGGAATGGCTTCGTGGTAATAGGCCAGTCAACCAGCAGGATGCGTGTAAGCGAGTTTGCGGAGCTATTAGAGCTTATACAGGCATTCGGTACAGAGCGCGGCGTTAAGTGGTCAGACGAAGCCCGGTTAGCACTGGAATGGAAAGCGAGGTTTGGAGACGCCGCATGAAACACTGCTACCGCTGCGGAGAAAGCAAAGACGATTATCGATTCCGGCCAAATCAACCTTATTGGCACCAATGGTGTATCAGATGTGAGCGGTCGCCAGTAGGTAATTTCCCGCTGCCAGAGACGAAGGAGGACGTATGGCACGACAGCGACGAAGTATCACCGACATAATCTGCGGAAACTGCAAATACATTCCAACGAAACGCTCCAGAAATAAACCAAAGCCAATCCCAAAAGAATCTGACGTAAAAACCTTCAACTACACGGCTCACTTGTGGGATATCCGGTGGCTAAGACATCGTGCGAGGAAATGACAATGCTTTTAATTCAACCTGGATTTGGCCTGAGCATCAAAAAAGGGCACATGTTTGGACAGAAAGATTCTCAACGGAAAATGCTGTCCATCCGGTTGCCGTTTATCAGTATTTATTGGCTAAACAAAGAAGCAACAAATTATTGGTATGAATGCGCACGTGCCGCATTTAATGACCCTGACTGGTTTATTGAAAACCATCATGCAGTTCGTCAGGCGAAACGAAAATCCACCATAACAAAAATGAAAGCGTATCAGGACGCTTGGGAAGAACATAGAGATCGATACCAAAAGGACATTGAAAAGCTGGAATCAGAAAACACTGAGCTAAAACGAAGACTAGGGGAAGCGAAAAGGGATATTGATGCCTATAAGCGGCTTGTAGGTGGTGATAGCCATGCTTAGCCCAACTCAAATCATGCAATACCAGAAAGAAAGCGTCGATCGAGCTTTAACGTGCGCTAACTGCGGTCAGAAGCTGCATGTTCTGGAAGTTCATGTGTGTGAAGCGTGCTGCGCAGAACTGATGAGCGATCCGAATAGCTCAATGTACGAGGAAGAAGACGATGGCTAAACCAGCGCGAAGACGATGTAAAAACGAAGAATGTCGGGAATGGTTTCACCCTGCATTCGCTAATCAGTGGTGGTGCTCTCCAGAGTGTGGAACCAAGATAGCACTAGAGCGACGAAGCAAAGAACGCGAAAAAGCGGAAAAAGCAGCAGAGAAGAAACGACGACGAGAGGAGCAAAAACAGAAAGATAAACTGAAGATTCGAAAACTCGCCTTAAAGCCCCGCAGTTACTGGATTAAACAAGCCCAACAAGCCGTAAACTCCTTCATCAGAGAAAGAGATCGCGACTTACCATGTATTTCGTGCGGAACGCTCACGTCTGCTCAGTGGGATGCCGGGCATTACCGGACAACTGCTGCGGCACCTCAACTCCGATTTGATGAACTCAATATTCACAAGCAATGCGTGGTGTGCAACCAGCACAAAAGCGGAAATCTCGTTCCGTATCGCGTCGAACTGATTAACCGTATCGGGCAAGAAGCAGTAGACGAAATCGAATCAAACCATAACCGCCATCGCTGGACTATCGAAGAATGCAAAGCGATTAAGGCGGAGTATCAGCAGAAGCTTAAATACCTGCGTGACAGCAGAAGTGAGGCCGCATGAGCAAAATCCAATACCCAATGACCACTGCGGCAATTTTCGATGATGTTGTCTATCCGCTGCATTTCGACAATGCCGGCAAGGTCAGGCAAGAAATGGAAGGCGCTGTTAACTGGTTCTGCAGGTGGCGCAACGAAGAGAAAGCCGTTGTGAAAGCGAGATTGTTGGTCAGTTGCTGGGGTCAATATCTGAGTCATGAGCAGGTTATCCGGGAGGCCGCATGACACACACTATCAAAACCATTCCAGACATGCTCATAGAGACATATGGAAACCAGACAGAAGTAGCACGGCGCTTATCGTGCCACCGCAACACAGTCAGGCGTTATCTGTACGACAAAGAATCCAGGCATCACGCCATCGTTAACGGCGTTTTAATGATTCATCAGGGCGGGAGAGGTATCTATGACCGTAACCAGCATTAACCAGGCGAAACAGCAGCGTGAACGTGACGAAGCTGAATTGCGCAGCGTCAGAGAGATGACGGAGCAACACCAGAAGGCGATGGATTATCTGCATGAGCGAGAGCGTGAACTGGTGAACCGGCTTGGATTGAACAAGCCGGCGGGAGGCGATGCTGCATGAGACTCGAAAGCGTAGCTAAATTTCATTCGCCAAAAAGCCCGATGATGAGTGACTCACCGCGGGCTACGGCTTCTGACTCTCTTTCCGGTACTGATGTGATGGCTGCTATGGGGATGGCGCAATCACAAGCCGGATTCGGAATGGCTGCATTCTGCGGTAAGCACGAACTCAGCCAGAACGACAAACAAAAGGCTATCAACTATCTGATGCAATTTGCACACAAGGTATCGGGGAAATACCGCGGTGTGGCAAATCTTGAAGGAAATACTAAGGCAAAGGTACTGCAAGTGCTCGCAACATTCGCTTATGCGGATTATTGCCGTAGTGCCGCGACGCCGGGTGCAAGATGCAGAGATTGCCACGGTACAGGCCGTGCGGTTGATATAGCCAAAACAGAGCAGTGGGGGAGAGTTGTTGAGAAAGAGTGCGGAAGATGCAAAGGTGTCGGCTATTCAAGAATGCCAGCAAGCGCCGCATATCGCGCTGTAACGATGCTAATCCCAAACCTTACCCAACCCACCTGGTCACGCACTGTTAAGCCGCTGTATGACGCTTTGGTGGTGCAATGCCACAAGGAAGAGTCAATCGCAGAAAACATTTTGAATGCGGTCACGCGTTAGCGGCATGATTGCCACGGATGGCAACATCTTTACGGCATGATATTGACTTTTTGAATAAAGTTGGGTAAATTTGACTCAACGATGGATAAATGCACTCGTTAAATAAAGCCCTGAGTTAATAGCTCGGGGCTTTTTGCGTTTTAAGCACGGCCTTTCTGAAAGCACATCAAACCAAATACCAGACAGACCAAAATAATCACCTTATCCGCTGTGGCTACGGTGCGGTGTGCTTTGCATAAAAGAAAACCAGCGCAATGGCTGGCTTCGTGAAAGCGGGTGGCAAGAGGTTGCGCTAACAACCTCCTGCCGTTTTGCCCGTGCATATCGGTCACGAACAAATCTGATTACTAAACACAGTAGCCTGGATTTGTTCTATCAGTAATCGACCTTATTCCTAATTAAATAGAGCAAATCCCCTCAATGAAGGGGTAGAGCATGTACCGTATGGACAAAATCAGAGAATGGTTCAGTTACAGCTTCGGAGGACTGACTGCGATGGGTGGCATTCTCTCCCTGAATGACTGGGCTGTCATCATTGGTATTCTTTGTACTGTCGGCACATTTGGCATCAACTGGTACTACAAGCGCAAAGAGCGCGAGGACAGATTGAATGGCAATGTCACCGGCACTACGAAATAGCGTAATAGCGGCGATAAGTGGCGGGGCTATTGCTATAGCATCTGTGTTAATCACTGGGCCAAGTGGTAACGATGGTCTGGAAGGTGTCAGCTACATACCATACAAAGATATTGTTGGCGTATGGACTGTATGTCACGGACACACCGGAAAAGACATCATGCTCGGTAAAACGTATACCGAAGCAGAATGCAAAGCCCTCCTGAATAAAGACCTTGCCACGGTCGCCAGACAAATTAACCCGTACATCAAAGTCGATATGCCGGAAACAACGCGCGGCGCTCTTTACTCGTTCGTCTATAACGTGGGCACAGGCAATTTCAGAACATCGACGCTTCTTCGCAAAATAAACCAGGGCGATATCAAGGGCGCATGTGATCAGTTACGGCGCTGGACATACGCTGGCGGTAAGCAATGGAAAGGGCTGATGACCCGTCGTGAGATTGAGCGTGAAGTCTGTTTGTGGGGGCAACAATGAGCATGATTTGCTTTTTCATGACAGCGTTGCTCGCATTGAATGGCAACGATGCGTGGCCGTGGTTTCTGGCCGTTGGGGTGTTGATGTCATGAGTCGGTTAACCGCGATTATCTCCGCTCTGGTTATCTGCATCATCGTCTGCCTGTCATGGGCTGTTAATCATTACCGTGATAACGCCATGACCTACAAAGAGCAGCGCGATAAAGCCACATCCATCATCGCTGATATGCAGAAGCGTCAACGTGATGTAGCAGAACTCGACGCCAGATACACAAAGGAGCTTGCTGATGCTAACGCGACTATCGAAAGTCTCCGTGCTGATGTTTCTGCTGGTCGTAAGCGCCTGCAAGTCGCCGCCACCTGTGCAAAGTCAACGACCGGATCCAGCGGCATGGGCGATGGAGAAAGCCCAAGACTTACAGCAGATGCTGAACTCAATTATTACCGTCTCCGAAGTGGAATCGACAGGATAACCGCGCAGGTTAACTACCTGCAGGAGTACATCAGGACTCAGTGCCTGAAATAATTTTTTTTGCAAATCACAAAGTCCATTTAATGAGCCTCGCGATGCGGGGCTTTTTTATGTCCGCAGTAAACGCGCTTCACACGCGCGACTTATGAACACAGAACCTTTCAGGATGACCCTTGAGGATGCCGGTTTGGTGATCGGTGCCTTTCTGTGGGCCGGAATCCTGTGTGACAAGGTTCATCACTAAAAGGTGAGCACTGATGAAGTACCCAACAGTTATTGTCAATGGTGTGTCCGTTCGTGTTGATGAGGATGGACGCTACAACTTAAACGATCTCCATGCAGCAGCAGTTGCAAATGGAGAGGCTACGGAGCAACAGCGCCCAAGCCAGTTTTTGCGTAGCGCGCAGATAAAACGCTTCATAAAAGCACTGGAGGCCAAAGTGCAAAAAAGCACTTTGGAACAAATTCAACCACTTAAAATAATCAAAGGTGGTGCAGAACCAGGTGTGTGGGGTGTTGAACTTCTGGCAATCAGATATGCAGCATGGATTAAGCCGGAATTTGAAATCGAAGTTTATGAAGTTTTCAAAACGGTTGTCCGTCTCGGCGTTGGCGCAATGTCACGTCTGAATAGAATCGATCACATCATCAATACTGAAACCAAAGCGATAAGCCAGTGCGCAAGCCAAATGGCTAAGTGGGGCGTTGGTGGGCGAAAAAGATTGCTTCATGTTGCACGTGAGAGAGCGGCAAATGAAGTGCAAATGTATTTGCCCGGAATGGTGTGATTTCGCAGGTTAATCCAGTTTGTACATTACGGCAGTACCACGAAACAACCCAAGCCAGTAAGTGGGGAAAATAACACTGGTAGCCACTGAAAGATGAACCTCCTGCCTTAAGGCAAAAAGATTCTTTGTGGTGGCGGACTGATGGAAAGACATCCTAATCAAGCAACCACTCCACAGGGTCATAATTATGAACGACCAGCAAATCGAAAAAGAAATAGTTGAGAAAGGCAAAACAGCCCCGCGAATCACTCCGCAGCACATCGAATACGTGATTAAAAGCGAGCACTACTTTACTGCTTATGATGGACGTAATGGTGCCATTTCCAGCAACGAATATTGTGGCAGAGAAAAACCAGAAGAAGACGATCGTGATTTATCACCATTGAAGTTGCTCACTTTCTGCGTACTGGTGCTGAAGAATGGCTTCACCGTCACCGGAGAGAGTGCCTGTGCAAGCCCGGAAAATTTTGATGCAGAAATTGGTCGGAAGATTGCCCGGCAGAATGCTGTAAACAAAATCTGGATGCTCGAAGGTTACTTGCTGAAGCAGAAGCTAAGCGAACAGTAGTTATTACAAAAGCCATTCCTTACAGAGTGGCTTTGATAATGGCTTATACCCTACACGGGATAACTTAACTGATATCCCTTTTAACGGATAAACGGAGCCAACAATGGCAGAGATTATTCCCATGACTGAAGAACAGAAATTCCAGTTAGAGATTTACAAACTGGTCATGAACCAGAACGCAGCCGCAGAAGAAGCATTTCAATTCATCGGCACTGATGAGCTGAAGCTTGAGTTATTCAAGATTCACTTCCAGTCAGGCGGCGCTAATTCTGATATCACGACCCGCACTATCGAAGCGGTTCGTAAATCGAGGGAAGCGTTAGACCTGTTCACTACCGGAGCATAATCATGGCAAATCCAAATTTCACGCCATCGTGGCCTCTCTACAAAGATGCTGACGGTGTATATGTGTCCGCTCTTCCGATTAAAGCTATCAAATACGCTAATGACGGAAGTGCAAACGCAGAATTTGACGGTCCGTATGCTGACCAGTACATGTCAGCGCAAACAGTAGCCGTATTCAAGCCGGAAGTCGGTGGATATCTGTTTCGAAGCCAGTACGGCGAGCTGCTCTATATGAGCAAGACAGCATTTGAAGCTAAGTACACTTCTGCAAGCGGTTCAGTAACGAATGCAGAGACGGCGGATAAGTTATCTACTGCTCGCACTATCACACTAACCGGCGCTGTCACAGGTTCAACGTCCTTTGATGGTTCGGCTAACGTGACTATCGCAACAACATCAGGAAGTTAACTTATGGCAGCACCAAAGGGCAACCGATTCTGGGAGGCCCGCAGTAGTCATGGGCGTAACCCGAAATTCGAGTCGCCTGAGGCGCTGTGGGCTGCTTGTTGTGAATACTTCGAGTGGGTGGAGGCTAACCCACTATGGGAGATGAAGGCTTTCTCATATCAAGGAGAAGTTACACAAGAGCCTATCGCCAAGATGAGGGCGATGACCATCACTGGGCTAACGCTATTCCTCGATGTGACGCTTGAGACATGGCGACAATACAGGGTGAGAGAAGACTTATCTGAGGTCGTTACGCGAGCAGAGCAAATCATCTACGACCAAAAATTCTCCGGCGCAGCCGCTGATCTTCTCAACGCTAACATCATCGCCCGCGATTTGGGCCTCAAAGAGCAGTCGCAAGTTGAAGACGTGACACCTGATAAGGGAGATCGCGATAAGCGCCGCTCTCGTATCAAGGAGCTATTCAACCGTGGAACTGGACGCGATTCTTGATAACCTGAGCGACGAAGAGCAAATCGAATTGCTCGAGCTACTCGAAGAAGAAGAGAAATACCGGAACACACACCTGCTATATGAATTTACGCCATACAGCAAACAGCGTGAATTCATCGACGCCGGGCATGACTATCCAGAGCGCTGTTTTATGGCTGGTAACCAGCTTGGTAAGTCATTTACTGGTGCTGCTGAAGTCGCGTTTCACCTTACCGGGCGTTATCCGGGAACAAAAGGCTACCCGGATGATGGTAAATATGGCGGAGAGTGGAAGGGTAAGCGTTTCTATGAGCCTGTCGTCTTCTGGATTGGCGGCGAGACAAACGAGACTGTAACCAAAACGACTCAACGCATCCTGTGCGGTCGTATCGAAGAGAATGACGAGCCTGGCTACGGTTCCATACCGAAAGAAGACATCATTAGCTGGAAGAAGTCTCCTTTCTTTCCGAACCTTGTTGATCATCTTCTGGTTAAGCATCACACGGCTGATGGTGTTGAAGATGGCATTTCAATCTGCTACTTCAAGCCATACTCGCAAGGCCGTGCACGCTGGCAGGGTGACACAATCCACGGCGTGTGGTTTGACGAAGAGCCACCATACAGCATTTATGGCGAAGGTCTTACCCGTACAAACAAATACGGGCAATTCTCAATTCTGACGTTTACCCCGCTGATGGGGATGTCTGACGTTGTTACCAAGTTCCTGAAGAATCCCAGCAAGTCGCAGAAAGTGGTCAACATGACCATCTATGACGCTGAGCACTACACCGACGAGCAGAAAGAGCAAATCATCGCATCCTATCCTGAGCATGAGAGAGAGGCGCGTGCTCGCGGTATTCCTACGATGGGTAGCGGTCGAATATTCCAGATACCGGAAGAGACGATTAAGTGCCAGCCGTTTGAGTGTCCCGATCACTTCTATGTTATCGACGCTCAGGACTTCGGCTGGAACCACCCGCAAGCTCACATTCAGCTTTGGTGGGACAAAGACGCAGATGTTTTCTATCTGGCGCGTGTGTGGAAGAAATCAGAGAACACCGCAGTTCAGGCATGGGGTGCTGTTAAGTCGTGGGCTAACAAAATACCTGTCGCGTGGCCTCATGACGGTCACCAACACGAAAAGGGCGGTGGTGAGCAACTTAAAACCCAATATGCGGACGCCGGGTTCTCTATGCTTCCCGAACACGCAACGTTCCCGGATGGCGGTAACTCAGTAGAGTCAGGCATTAGTGAACTTCGTGACCTGATGCTTGAAGGAAGATTCAAAGTATTCAACACATGCGAACCATTTTTTGAAGAGTTCCGCCTATATCATCGCGATGAGAACGGCAAGATTGTCAAGACCAACGATGATGTGCTCGATGCTACTCGCTACGGCTACATGATGCGCCGCTTCGCCAGGATGATGCGCGATATCAGAAAGCCGAAAGAAAAGAAAATCCCCGCACCGATTAGACCAGTACGCAGAGGACGATAATGGCCGACAATGAAAACAGGCTGGAGAGCATCCTGTCGCGCTTTGATGCGGACTGGACAGCCAGTGATGAAGCCAGACGAGAGGCTAAGAACGATCTGTTCTTTAGTCGGATCAGCCAATGGGATGACTGGCTATCACAATACACAACCCTGCAATATCGCGGGCAGTTCGATGTGGTACGACCAGTGGTGCGCAAACTCGTTTCTGAGATGCGTCAGAACCCTGTTGATGTTCTGTATCGCCCAAAGGATGGAGCAAGTCCTGACGCTGCTGATGTGCTAATGGGAATGTATCGCACAGACATGCGACACAATACGGCAAAAATCGCGGTCAACGTCGCTGTTCGTGAGCAGATTGAATCTGGCGTAGGTGCGTGGCGTCTGGTCACTGACTACGAAGATCAAAGTCCGACGAGCAACAATCAGGTTATCCGTCGAGAGCCTATCCATAGTGCCTGCTCCCATGTTATCTGGGACAGCAACAGCAAACTGATGGACAAGTCTGACGCCCGTCACTGCACAGTTATCCACTCAATGAGCCAGAATGGTTGGGAGGATTTCGCAGAAAAATACGACCTTGATGCTGATGATATTCCATCATTCCAGAACCCCAACGATTGGGTATTTCCATGGCTGACGCAGGACACAATTCAGATCGCTGAGTTTTACGAAGTGGTCGAGAAGAAAGAGACGGCGTTTATCTACCAAGACCCGGTTACGGGTGAGCCGGTAAGCTACTTTAAGCGCGATATTAAAGACGTCATCGACGACCTGGCTGATAGTGGATTTATCAAAATTGCAGAGCGCCAGATTAAGCGTCGCCGGGTATACAAATCGATTATCACCTGCACCGCTGTACTCAAAGACAAGCAGCTCATTGCTGGCGAACATATCCCCATTGTTCCGGTATTCGGCGAGTGGGGCTTCGTTGAAGATAAAGAAGTGTATGAGGGTGTCGTCCGCCTGACAAAAGACGGTCAGCGTCTGCGCAACATGATTATGTCGTTCAACGCCGACATCGTGGCCCGTACTCCGAAGAAGAAGCCGTTCTTCTGGCCTGAACAGATTGCAGGCTTTGAGCATATGTATGACGGTAACGACGATTACCCGTATTACCTGCTCAATCGCACGGATGAGAACAATGGAGAAATGCCAACTCAGCCGCTGGCATATTACGAAAACCCTGAGGTACCGCAAGCCAACGCCTACATGCTGGAAGCAGCCACCGCAGCAGTGAAAGAGGTAGCGACGCTCGGCGTTGATGCAGAAGCAGTAAACGGTGGACAGGTAGCCTACGACACTGTTAACCAGCTAAACATGCGCGCTGACCTTGAGACATACGTGTTTCAGGATAATCTGGCTACCGCTATGCGCCGTGACGGTGAGATTTACCAGTCGATAGTTAATGACATCTACGATGTTCCTCGCAACGTGACAATCACCCTTGAGGATGGCAGTGAAAAAGAGGTTCAGCTAATGGCTGAGGTTGTTGACCTTGCCACTGGTGAACGGCAGGTACTGAACGATATCAGGGGGCGCTATGAATGCTACACGGATGTTGGACCATCATTCCAGTCCATGAAGCAGCAAAACCGCGCAGAAATTCTTGAGTTGCTCGGCAAGACGCCACAGGGAACGCCAGAATATCAACTGCTGCTGCTTCAGTACTTCACCCTGCTTGATGGTAAAGGTGTTGAGATGATGCGTGACTATGCCAACAAGCAGCTTATTCAGATGGGCGTTAAGAAGCCAGAAACGCCTGAAGAGCAGCAATGGTTAGTAGAGGCGCAACAAGCCAAACAAGGTCAACAAGACCCGGCAATGGTTCAGGCGCAGGGCGTACTCCTGCAGGGGCAGGCTGAACTGGCTAAAGCTCAGAACCAGACGCTGTCCCTGCAAATCGATGCAGCTAAAGTCGAAGCGCAGAACCAGCTTAACGCTGCCAGAATCGCAGAAATCTTCAACAACATGGATCTCAATAAACAGTCCGAGTTTAGAGAGTTCCTCAAAACCGTTGCTTCATTCCAGCAGGACCGCAGCGAAGACGCTCGCGCAAATGCTGAGTTACTCCTTAAAGGCAATGAACAGACGCACAAGCAGCGAATGGACATTGCCAATATCCTGCAATCGCAGAGACAAAATCAACCTTCCGGCAGTGTAGCCGAGACACCTCAATAAGAGAGAGTTAATCATGGAACCAACCACCGAAATTCAGGCAACTGAAGACTTAACCCTGTCCGGCGATCATGCAGCGGCATCTGCTGATAGCTTAGTTGTCGATAATGCCAACGACAATGCAGGTCAGGAAGAGGGCTTTGAGATTGTCCTGAAGGACGATGAGACAGCACCAAAACAAGACCCGGCAAAGAACGCAGAATTCGCCCGCCGCCGCATCGAGCGCAAACGACAGCGCGAGCTTGAGCAGCAGATGGAGGCAGTTAAACGCGGAGAATTGCCGGAGAGTTTACGGGTAAACCCTGACCTTCCACCTCAGCCGGATATTAATGCCTATCTGTCAGAAGAAGGCCTGGCTAAATATGACTACGACAACAGCCGTGCGCTTGCCGCTTTCAATGCTGCTAATACCGAATGGCTAATGAAAGCGCAGGACGCCCGCAGCAATGCCGTAGCAGAACAGGGCCGCAAGACTCAGGAGTTTACCCAGCAATCAGCGCAATACGTCGAAGCTGCCCGCAAACACTATGACGCGGCGGAAAAGCTCAATATCCCTGACTATCAGGAGAAAGAAGACGCATTTATGCAACTGGTTCCGCCTGCGGTTGGGGCCGACATTATGCGCCTGTTCCCGGAGAAGTCTGCCGCGCTCATGTATCACCTTGGTGCAAACCCGGAGAAAGCCCGCCAGTTACTGGCGATGGATGGGCAGTCCGCGCTGATTGAACTAACTCGACTATCCGAACGCTTAACTCTCAAGCCTCGCGGTAAACAAATCTCTTCCGCTCCCCCTGCTGACCAGCCGATTACCGGTGATGTCAGCGCAGCAAATAAAGATGCCATTCGTAAACAGATGGATGCGGCTGCGAGCAAGGGCGATGTGGAAACTTACCGCAAGCTAAAGGCAAAACTTAAAGGAATCCGATAATGGCTTTGAACGAAGGTCAAATTGTTACACTGGCGGTGGATGAGATTATTGACCCCATCTCCGCAATCACTCCAATGGCGCAGAAAGCCAAGAAATATCCCCCGCCTGCGGCTTCTATGCAGCGCTCCAGCAATACCATCTGGATGCCTGTAGAGCAGGAGTCCCCCACTCAGGAAGGTTGGGATTTAACTGATAAAGCGACAGGGTTACTGGAGCTTAACGTCGCGGTAAACATGGGAGAGCCGGATAACGACTTCTTCCAGTTACGCGCAGATGACTTGCGAGACGAGACTGCGTATCGTCACCGAATCCAGTCCGCAGCACGCAAACTGGCTAACAACGTTGAGCTGAAAGTCGCAAACATGGCCGCCGAGATGGGGTCATTGGTTATCACTTCGCCGGATGCAATCGGCACTAATACCGCAGACGCATGGAACTTTGTGGCCGACGCAGAAGAAATCATGTTCTCCCGCGAACTTAACCGCGACATGGGCACATCGTACTTCTTCAACCCGCAGGACTACAAAAAGGCGGGTTATGACCTGACCAAGCGTGATATCTTCGGGCGCATCCCTGAAGAAGCGTACCGCGATGGCACCATTCAGCGTCAGGTTGCTGGCTTCGATGATGTCCTGCGCTCTCCGAAACTTCCTGTGCTGACAAAATCCACCGCAACTGGCATCACTGTATCCGGTGCGCAGTCCTTCAAGCCTGTCGCATGGCAACTGGATAACGATGGCAACAAAGTTAACGTTGATAACCGTTTTGCTACCGTCACCCTGTCTGCAACTACCGGCCTGAAACGCGGCGACAAAATTTCGTTTACTGGCGTGAAGTTCCTTGGTCAGATGGCTAAGAACGTACTGGCGCAGGACGCGACTTTCTCCGTAGTTCGCGTTGTTGATGGTACTCACGTTGAAATCACGCCGAAGCCTGTAGCACTGGATGATGTTTCTCTTTCTCCTGAGCAACGCGCCTACGCCAACGTTAACACCTCACTGGCTGATGCAATGGCGGTGAACATCCTGAACGTTAAGGATGCCCGTACCAACGTGTTCTGGGCTGATGACGCCATCCGTATTGTGTCTCAGCCGATTCCGGCCAACCATGAGCTTTTTGCAGGTATGAAAACTACCTCATTCAGCATCCCGGATGTCGGCCTGAACGGTATCTTCGCTACGCAGGGGGATATTTCCACCCTGTCCGGCCTGTGCCGTATTGCGCTGTGGTACGGCGTAAACGCGACACGACCGGAAGCAATCGGTGTTGGCCTGCCTGGTCAGACTGCGTAACTAACAGGGGCTTCGGCCCCTTTTTTATTTGAGGTGACACATGGGTGTAATGCTATATAAGCAGGGTCGTGGAACGAAGGTATGGGGCAAGGAAGTTCAGGTTAAAGTTGTCGATGACGGCGACGTAGAAGATCACCTTGCCGATGGTTGGGTTAAGCATCCAAATCTAGTGCCGGAGACCAATGACGAACCAATCGGCGAGTCAGGCGTGGTCAAGAAAGACATGGGTGAAGTGTCTGATGGATACCACACCTTTAACGAACTATATGCACATCGAGTGCGCCTGTTTTCAACGCTAATGAATGCCTTCCGCGAAAGCGCATGGTGGAGCTTCCAGCATCATGACGGCGAGCAATGGGATGGATGGGTGTTAGCTGGCATCGACACCCCAGAAGGCGCGGTAACATACCACCTCCCAGAGAGTGAAATTGAACATCTGCCTAAAGGCACGGAAATTGAGTTTGGCAAGGAATGGGACGGCCACACGGCAGATGATGTGTTGAATCGTCTGCTAAGCCTGCGACCGAAAGAACCGGCAACCAAAGAACGCAAAAAGCCAGGACCAAAGCCTAAGGCGGAAAGCGATGCAGATAAAGACTAAAGGCGATCTGGTCAGGGCGGCGCTGCGTAAGCTTGGTGTAGCATCAGATGCAACTCTCACTGATGTTGAGCCACAGTCTATGCAGGATGCCGTAGATGACCTTGAAGCGATGATGGCTGAGTGGTATCAGGACGGGAAAGGCATTGTTACCGGGTATGTATTCTCAGATGATGATAACCCGCCAGCCGAAGGTGACGACCACGGTCTTCGCTCAAGCGCAATCAGCGCAGTATTCCACAATCTGGCTTGCAGAATTGCTCCGGATTATGCGCTTGAGGCTACCGCCAAAATTATCGCAACCGCTAAATATGGGAAGGAGCTTCTCTATAAGCAGACCGCCATCGCCAGAGCAAAAAGAGCTCCTTACCCGTCACGCATGCCAACAGGCAGCGGTAATAGTTTCGCCAATCTGAACGAATGGCATTATTTCCCCGGAGAGCAGAATGCCGATTCAACAACTCCCCATGATGAAGGGAATGGGTAAAGACTTCAAGAATGCCGACTACATTGATTACCTACCAATCAATATGTTGGCCACACCGAAAGAAGTCCTCAACTCATCGGGTTATTTACGCTCATTCCCCGGCATAGCGAAGCGCAACGATGTAAATGGTGTATCGCGTGGTGTTGAATACAACACCGCTCAGAACGCTGTATATCGCGTTTTAGGCAGTAAGCTCTACAAAGGGGAAACCGTAGTAGGTGATGTAGCTGGAAGCGGTCGCGTATCAATGGCACATGGTCGGACATCACAGGCGGTAGGCGTTAATGGTCAACTGGTCGAGTATCGCTATGATGGCACAGTTAAAACCGTATCAAACTGGCCTACGGACAGCGGATTCACTCAGTATGAGTTAGGTTCTGTTCGTGACATTACTCGCTTGCGCGGGCGTTATGCGTGGTCAAAAGACGGAACCGATTCATGGTTCATCACTGACCTTGAAGACGAATCGCATCCTGACCGATACAGCGCACAATATCGTGCCGAGTCTCAGCCTGACGGAATCATCGGCATCGGCACATGGCGAGACTTCATTGTCTGCTTTGGTTCATCGACGATTGAATATTTTTCCCTGACTGGTGCAACCACCGCTGGCGCTGCGTTGTATGTCGCACAGCCATCGTTGATGGTACAGAAGGGTATTGCCGGAACATACTGTAAAACGCCATTCGCTGATTCATATGCATTCATCAGTCACCCGGCTACTGGCGCACCTTCCGTCTACATCATCGGGTCAGGGCAGGCTTCACCAATTGCGACGGCCAGTATTGAGAAAATTATCCGCTCATACACGGCTGATGAACTGGCAACTGGGGTGATGGAAGCGTTGAGGTTCGATTCGCATGAACTGCTGATTATCCATCTCCCGCGTCATGTGCTGGTTTACGATGCCTCATCAAGCCAGAACGGGCCGCAATGGTGCGTACTGAAAACCGGTTTATACGACGATGTTTATCGCGCCATCGATTTCATGTACGAAGGCAACCAGATTACGTGTGGCGACAAGTCAGAAGCGGTGACGGGGCAGTTGCAATTCGACATCAGTAGTCAGTACGACAAGCAGCAAGAACACCTGTTGTTTACGCCCCTCTTCAAGGCAGATAACGCCAGATGCTTCGACCTCGAAGTTGAATCATCCACTGGTGTTGCTCAATACGCTGACCGCCTGTTCCTGTCTGCAACCACAGACGGAATCAATTACGGTCGCGAACAGATGATTGAGCAGAATGAGCCGTTTGTGTACGACAAGAGAGTTTTATGGAAGCGTGTAGGTCGTATTCGTCGATTAATCGGATTCAAACTGCGGGTAATCACCAAATCACCTGTAACACTATCCGGGTGTCAAATTCGTCTGGAGTAACATATGGCAGACCCGTCACTTAATAAGCCTGTCGTGGTTCAGGCTACACGCATTGATGCATCTATTCTCCCTCGCAACATATTCAGTCAGTCTTACCTTCTGTATGTCATAAATCAGGGTACTGATGTTGGCTCCATTGCAGAAAAGGCAAATCAGGCAGGAGGCGGTGCTTATGATGCGCAGGTCAGAAATGATGAGCAGGATGTAATTCTTGGTGAGCACGAAAAAAGAATTGCAAAAACAGAAGAGGATATTTCAGGAATAAAAGTAAAGCTTCTTGAAATAGAGAATGATGTTAATGGTCTGAAAATAAAAGTTCAGGATATCGACGGTAAGGTATCAGAGATAATCGTTGATTATGTTTCACTCAGCAGAGCAGGAACTCAAACTCTTACCTCATCCCTTAGCGTATCAGGAAGTTATTCTGTTAACGGTACAAAAGTTGTTGGCGCTCGCCAGACTGGATGGACCGCGGCAACAGGTACGGCGAATAAAGGCGTATTCAATGCTGACCTGACATTCACCGTTAGCGATACTTACACGCAATCTGAAATCCAGGCTATAGCCAATGCTCTAATTGCTGAGCGTCGGCGCACTAAGGCTTTGGAAGACGCCTTGCGTGCACATGGGTTGATTGATTAATGATTACATTCACTCCCACCCGAAACATCGACCTGATAGAAACGGTCGGCAACCATCCCGACATCATCGCCGGGAGTAACAACGGTGACGGATACGACTACAAGCCTGAGTGCCGCTATTTCGAAGTGAACGTACATGGTCAGTTCGGTGGCATTGTGTATTACAACGAGATTCAGCCACTGACCTTTGACTGCCACGCCATGTACCTGCCTGAGATTCGCGGATTCAGTAAGGAAATCGGGATGACGTTCTGGCGATACATTCTCGCCAACACCACCGTTCAGTGCGTTACATCATTTGCTGCACGCAAATTTCGCCACGGTCAGATGTACTGCGCAATGATTGGCCTTAAGCGTGTAGGAACCATCAAGAAATACTTCAAAGGCGTGGATGACGTGACGTTTTACGCCGCCACCCGAGAAGAGTTAACCGACTTCCTGAATAACGGGAGATAAACATGTTATATGCATTTACGCTGGGCAGGAAACTGCGCGGTGAGGAACCTCTTTGCCATGAAAAAGGCGGTAAAGGCGGCTCATCAAGCAGCGGAGCAAAAGAGGCCGCAAGAGCAACACAGTACGCCGCAGACCTGCAAAACCAACAATTCAATCGCGTGATGGAACAGTTGGCACCTTACGCCGCCGCAGGTTTGCCGGCTCTCCAGCAGATTCAGCAGCTATCAACGCTGGAAGGTCAGAACAGCGCTCTCAATCAGTATTACAACTCAGACCAGTATAAACAGTTGGCTGATCAAGCTCGCTATCAAAGCCTGAATGCAGCGGAAGCCACCGGAGGTCTTGGCTCTACAGCAACATCAAACCAAATTGCATCCATTGCACCAACGCTCGGGCAGAACTGGTTGTCAGGGCAGATGCAAAACTATGGCAACCTGTTAAACGTTGGTCAGTCTGCGGCAGCAGGCCAGGCATCGGCAGGACAGAACTATGCAAATAACGCAGGTAATCTTGCGCAACAGATGGCGGCGATCCGCTCTCAGGGTTCTGGTCAATCAACGCTTGGAAGTGCCATTAGCGGTGGTACAAGTGGTGCTCTTGCAGGAGCTGGTCTTGCCGGGATGCTTGGTGCATCGACGCCATGGGGTGCTGGTATTGGCGCAGGTATCGGATTGCTTGGCTCACTCTTCTAAGGAGTTATCGTGGCTACATTTCAACTTGCTGGTTTGCCATCAATGCAGGTGGCGAACCAGAACGCTCCCGGGCAGCCATCACTATCAAACTACGACTTTAGCCAGCGACCAAACGTTGGAGTTCAACTTGCTCAGGGTCTTGGTGCAGTTGGTCAGGCAATGAGGCTTTCTGACTTTCAAAAAGCTTTCGGTCAGGCTTATGCGGCAGGTGACCGCGATGCCTTGCGTCAACTTGCGGCCACCAATCCAGACCAGATTGAAACAATTCGTCAGGGCATGGGGTTTGTTGATGCTGACAGAAATCAGGCAATGGGCGATATGTCTGCACGATTGAATATTGCCGCCGTTCAGGGGCCTGAAGCGGTGATGCGAGAGCTTGCCACTCACCAGAATACACTGCAGCAAATTGGCGTATCTCCTGAACAGGCGTGGCAGACATATCAACAAAGCCCTGAAGGCTTCACGCAGTTAACAGACCTTATTGGGATGCACGCGGTAGGACCAGAAAAGTATTTTGATATTCAGGACAAGTTGACAGGTCGCGAGATTGACCGAGGTCGACTTGCTGAAACAATCCGCAGCAATAAAGCAGGGGAAGGACTTCAGGCTCGCGGGCAAAATATTACTATGCGCGGACAAGACATGTCAGCCTCTACAGCCCGCCGCGGTCAGGATTTGGCAATGCAAAGGGCAAACGCCAGAACGATATCAGGAGTTGAGGGGAATAGGGTCGTTCAGCTTGCAGATGGTAGAACAGTCAACATTGACGGAAAACTTCACGGCGCAGGGGCGAATGCATTTTACGAAGGCATTGACGATAACGGCAATATGGTTCGCGTACCGGCAAGTGCTATTGCAGCACCTCCAACGTCTGCGGCAAGCGCACAGAACTACGCGATGAAGAAAGACATTGACGCAATCGCAAATGCAGATGCTTCTGCTCTCGATTTCATGACTGGCATGACTGGCGGAGCAGGAAATCCGGCAATTGGTGCAGATGTTCGCAGCCGACTCACAGGCAAAGAGCAACGCCAGTTATATAACTCCGCACAACGTATTCAGGGAAGAATGCAGAATCAGGGCGTGGCAGCAGCAAGAGATATGGGCGCTAGCGGTATCAACACCATTGCAGAAGCGAAGATGTATTTTCAGGGGATGCCGCAAGTTGACTACTCAAGCCCGGAGGCTATGCAGCAGTCTATTCGTGAGATACAGGAATACACCAACAATTATAACCAGCAGTACAACGTTGATGTTGGTAATGGTGGGCAGAAATCATCAAGGCAGCAGCCAGCGACTCAGCAATCAGTCGGAGGAAGCTACACGTCTAAATCCGGCATTCAATTCACGGTGGAATGATGAAAGTAACTGCAAACGGTAAGACATTCACCTTTCCTGATGGTACAAGCACTGAGGATATTGGTGCCGCCATTGATGAGTATTTTTCTGGGCAGGCATCGGCAGTAGAAACACAACCAGCAGAACAGCAGACAGAACCATCATTAATGCAGCGTGCCGGTGATTTCCTGACTGGCGGGCAGGGCGCAGGACAAATCGCCGAGCAGGCTGGACGCGGGCTGGTAAACATACCTTTTGATGTATTGCAGGGTGGGGCGAGCCTCATTAACGCAATTAGTCAGGGGTTAGGCGGCCCGAAAGTGCTGGATGACGTGTATCGCCCCGTTGACCGACCGACCGATCCATATGCTCAGGCAGGGGAGGCTATTGGTGGGTATCTTGTCCCTGGGGTTGGAGTGGCGGGTAATATGGCTATCGGGTCAATCGCTGAGGCCGCTAATCAGCAAGGTGATTTTGCTGGCAATGTTGCAAAGAATGCCGCCATCAACCTTGGGGCACAAGGGGCTTTATCGGCTGTTGCAAAAGGGATAGGAAGAGGAGTGACAGCGCTGCGAGGTGATATATCTCCTGCAGATCAGCAATTGCTCAAGCGTGCCGCTGCGGCAGATGTACCAGTTATGACATCGGATGTAGTCCCTCCAAAAACAAAGCTCGGCAATCAACTGCAGGATTACTCAGAGGGGGTCATCGCTGGAACTGGACCAATGAGAGCTGCTCAGCAGGATGCCAGATCCAAGCTTGTTAATCGTTTCACCGAAAAATACGGCGACTATGATCCATCGGTAGTAGTTGATAGCCTAAAGTCAGGTGTTGCAAGGGAAAAATCGTTAGCCAAGTCAAAGCTAAACGACCTGTCAGGTAGAATGGTTGGTAAGACAGTTGATACAAGTGGTGCCATAAGAGCTATCGACGGCGCAGTAAACGAACTTGGAAAACTTAAAGGTGTTTCTGATACCCAGACCATTTCTGCTCTTAATGATTACAAGAATGCCATTCAGGAGATATCCAGTGGCGATGATGCCTTTGAGTTACTTGATAAGCTAAGAACTCAGTTCCGCATTGACGTAAAAGGCGATCGCACAGTTCTGCCATCAATGTCGCAAACAATGGTAGACAGGGTCTATAACTCGCTAACCAATAGCCTTAGTAAATCTATAGCGAAAGGAATTAGCCCAAAAGATGCTTCAGCATGGAGAGCAGGAAAAGCTGATTATGCAAAAATGGCAACGCATGCAACTCAGACGCGACTTAAAAACGTTCTAAACAAAGGCGATTTAACACCAGAGACTGTAAATACCATTGTTTATGGGCAATATGGGTCAGATATAGCTCGATTGTACGGGAAACTCGATCAAAAAGGCAAAGACATGCTAAGGGCTGCATATATCAGCAAAATAGCTGACAAGGTAGGTGACAGCCCTCAGAAAATGATGACCGAGCTTGGCAAGCTGCAAAAACAAGCAAATGGTCAAGTGTTTAAAACTGTATTTGGCGGGAAGCACGGAAAAGAGATAGAGGGGATGCTATCTATTCTCGAAGCTACCAAAAGAGCATCTGAGGCCAATGTTGTGACAAAAACTGGTATGACACTTGCGCCTTTAGTAAGGGTTATTGGTAATCTAAAAACTGGTGGCGCTCTCTTGGCCGGTGAAACAGGAATTGGCCTTATGTCTAGGGTTTATGAAAGCCCTATGGCAAGGAATGCGCTCTTACGTCTGGCGAATACTAAGGCAGGAACGCCAGCCTATGAAAGAGCGTTGAGTCAGGCTGCTACGGCTGTAAGGCCGCTACTGGCTAACCAGGCAACACAGCAGTGATTAAACGCCATGGATGGCTATTTAATTCTCTTTTCAATAGCTGCAATTATTCCTTTTCCTGATGTTTCAGGAGATTTTGTAGCCATATAAGACGAAAAAATCATGTCCGTCATTCTTTCATAACTTACTATTTCCCACTTAGCCAGTGCATTGGACAGTTTGTAGTTGTCATCAGTTAGTGTCCTTATGGAATTTTTTAAGTGTGTATTCTCTTCCGTTAATCGTTCAATTTTGCATCAATTTCATATGGGTGATCTAATGCCTGAACCTTTTTCTTGAGGGCAACTAACTCTGCATAGAGTGCGCAACAGGCTATACCAAGAACTAATACTATTATTTCTAACACGCCAACCTCCTTAGTTTTGTGCAGGATACCATGAGGTAAGCGCAAGGGGGAGCAAAGCAAGTTGTAGGTGATAGAACGGTATTTCCGCATGGATAATGTTGAAGAATAAAGAATTACCTCCTTCATTACATCGCTACTGACAGATAACCAACGCAACGACCCAGCACTGGCTGGGTTTTTATGCCCAAAATTCACCGTGGCCACGCTGCGGCGATTCATTGCATCTGGAGCACATTAAATGACAGATATCACTGCCAACGTAGTTGTTTCTAACCCTCGTCCAATCTTCACTGAATCTCGTTCGTTTAAAGCTGTTGCTAATGGGAAAATTTACATTGGTAAGATAGATACCGATCCGGTTAATCCTGCTAATCAGATACCCGTATACATTGAAAATGAGGATGGATCTCACGTCCAGATTGCTCAGCCGCTAATTATCAACTCAGCCGGTAAAATCGTATACAACGGTCAACTGGTGAAAATTGTCACCGTTCAGGGTCATAGCATGGCTATCTATGATGCTTATGGTTCTCAGGTTGATTATATTGCTAACGTATTGAAGTATGACCCAGATCAGTTCCGACAAGAACTGGCTGAGCCGGATGGATCTAAAAAAGTAGGGTATAAAGACAGTAACGTATATGACACATTGAACAGGCATGATAATGAATTAGCGAAGCTTGAGTTAAAATTCAAATCATTTCAGGCTATGCGTGATGATGATTCAAATGAGATCGGAGACTACGCTCTCCTGACAGGCTGGCATGAAGAGTATCAAGGTCATGGTGCTGGAGTATTTCAGTGCGTTGATAAAACTGGTTTAACGGACGACGGTGGCACTATTGCGGTTGGCTCTACGTATGCGTGGAAACGTATCACGGGTCCGGGAGATGCAACTGAGTTTGGAGTTGTTCCGAACGCCGGGAGTGCGTTTGATAATAAGCAGTATATTGAGTCGGCAGAAAGTGTAAAAAAGTGCATTTTGCCAGCCGCAGAATATTATTCAACAAAGATTATATTGGTTAATGGTTGTATCTCAGGAAATGGTGGGATAGCTGTATTGCGACAAATGAGTGATGATGTTACCGGTGGTAATTACATCGAAATTTCAGCGCAGAACTGGGATAGTAGGATAAAGAATGGTGTAATTAAAGACTTAGCGGTCTATCCATTAAGCGGAACAACGGCCATACATAGCAGTTTTACACAATACTTTGATATAGTAAATGTCACAACATCTGGTGGCTATAACGGAATGTTTTTAGAAGGAGTTGGCAACTGGAATTTAAGAGGATGCACCTTTTATGGCGCGAAAAATAACGGTTGCAGAATTGAGACGCGCTACAATGACCCTGTTAATCTTTTGATGCCAATTGGTACATTTATATTTTTCTCGCAATGTGCGTTCCGTGATACTTCAGCAGGTCCTGGTTGTGTTGTCGTGCATACACCATCAGTATTCTTTGAACAATGTACCTTTTTTTATAACGCAACTGTTGGTCTTTATTGTAACTCAAATAACATTAACATGCTCAACTTTACGGTCGTAAATGCAAGTAACTGTGATTTTGATAGTAACCTAAGTGGCTCTATACACTGTCTGGCTGTGTGGTTATTGGACCTTAATCACAATTGGATTGGTGGCCCACGAGATAGTGACGGATTAGATAGTTCAGTTTTGCTTGAAGATTGTATGGATTTTAAAATTACTGGTAATGAGATAGTAGAAGGGACTGATAACGGCCTTTCACTGTATCGATGCAACAGAGGTAGCATTACCGGAAACGTATTGAGTGGAAATAAAAATAGTGGCCTTTTTCTTGATAGTTGCAATAGTATTGCGGCTACTGGAAACACACTTGGAAATCTTGATTGGACTAGGTTTCGGCAAAAAACTGGAGCCAACCTCAATGGAGAGCATATAGTGTTTACAGGAAATAGTCTCTGGAAAAACACAGATAATGCGATAATTAACAATGTTACGGTGGATCCACAGGTTGGATATAATTCGGTAATAAATTCTTAAGATGAATGGAAAGGCGCTTCTGCGCCTTTTTTTATTCTATGAATATTCTTGCGTCATCATAGTAAATTATATATGCATTATCAATCTCTTTTATACGACCTTCGCGGCCATACTGCGCTAATATCTTATCAATATCATGCTTGAACTCTGTGACGATATACCTTGATTTAAATCCATACCATGCTTTATTTGACAGCCAGTTTAACCTAGCCGCTTTGTTTTCTTCAGTAAACGTGACTGGCCTTACGTCGCCGTTTTTAAATAGAGAAACGGCAGACGCAACCCAGTATGTACCGTAACCATCACCGAGATTATTATCACGCACAAAGTTACTAATATCTTGTACTCTGGAATTGGGTAGCTTGTAATCCCCGCTTGGGAAGAAAATAAAAATCAGTATGATAGTTGAAGCAAAAGCATAGAGTTTTTGATCGGCTTGTGAATTGAGATAACGAGCAATCAAAGCAGATCCAGTAATAAAAGAGAAAACCAGATACCTTGTAGTTCCAAGGTCTACAGGCATATTACTTGCTACATATGCGACTGGCAGCAATACTGAGGAAATAGCCAATACAGTATCAACAAAAGTCTCTTTGAACCTGTTTCTGATAGCTACAACTAAAAGAGCCAACCAAATCATCATCACTGCAAATCTGCCGAATATCAGTGTATTGCTTGCAGAAAGTTGCTTTCCAAAAATGAAGGCGTCGAAATACTGGATGATACCAACAATGAAAAGATTCAGGTTGGACGGAATATTCTCATAGCTAACAAATGCTGGCGGCTGAGTGCCTGGCACGTTTAGTAAATCAAAATGATTTGCTATTAAAGCAAGTGACTTTGCTATGACAACACCAATAATAACTGCAAGTACATATCGCCACTTGCTGAAGTCCCTGTTTAACAATACATGCGCAGCAAAAGCAAAGACTATCGGTATAGTGATATAGTAGTTGAATATCGAGTCACTGAATACAGATGCAGCAGTGAGAGTCCCTACGCATGCCAGTTTAGTGGTTGTGTGCCTATCACACTTAAGCACATTTAAACAAACCAGAGCAAATATAATGGTTCCAACGTGTACACATGTCTCCAGTGTCATGGTTGATGCCAGCGGAGAGGAAATGATTACGCATGGAATTAGCGCTGCGATTGACCATTTTCTTTTCCCGTCTGTACGTGACAGTGCAAAGGCCAGCACAATAGCAATCGTATAAAATGTGGCTGGTAACACATACATCAGGTATATGCTGTCGCCAAAAACCCTGATTGCTATCGCATACCAAATCGCTTCAGTAAAATAAAAAGATACGGTTGAAAGCGTCCATCCGCGTAGCAGAATGTTTCCATCCGCCATATCCTTTGCTTCTAAAAATAAAGAGGCTCCGTCAGATGTAACTGGGTTATTGAAGGATATATAAAGGCATAGTGCGAAAACACATATCGAAAATATAGAATATAAAGTTACTGTGTTTCTATTTAACACTGTTCTTCCTCTTCAAAATATATTTAGGTCTTGCTTTGGTTTCAATGTAGATCCTTCCGATATACTCACCGAGTACACCGATACCAATCAGTTGGATGCCGCCGAGGAACAGGATTGAAACTAACAGAGACGGATACCCCCGTACGGCGTTTCCGAATGCCAGAGTGTTGAATATCATCCACGCACCATACAGAAATGCCACACCGGCGACAGCTAACCCGATGTAAGTCCAGATACGCAGGGGGAAGGTTGAGAAGGAGGTGATACCTTCAAGTGCCAGATTCCACAGCTTCCAGCCGTTGAATTTCGAATCACCGGCTACGCGTTCAGCGCGGGCATATTTAACAACATCCGTTTTTCCGCCAACCCAACTGAGCACCCCCTTCATGAACAAGTTGCGTTCGGGCATTAATTTAATATTTTCGACAACCTCACGGCTCATTAACCGGAAATCACCGACGTTCTCTTCAATTTTCGGATTGCTGATTTTATTATGCAGCTTATAAAACCATTCGGCTGTCTTACGCTTCATGCGCCCGTCAGTTGAGCGGTCTGAGCGCTTAGCCAGCACCATATCCGCGCCAGCCTGCCACTTCTCAATGAGATGAGGGATAACCTCAATCGGGTCTTGCAGATCGACATCAATCGGAATTACTGCGTCACCAGTTGCATGGTCAAGTCCGGCAAACAGGGCTGGTTCTTTGCCGAAATTACGGGTGAATGACAGCGGAACGACAAGTGGATCGGATACTGCCAGAGCATTAATAAGCGACTCCGTAGCATCTTTGCTTCCGTCATTGATGAAAACAATCTCAACTTCATACGGTTTTAGCTCTTCAAACTCGCGAACCGTTTTATAGAAAATAGGTATCGTGGCTTCTTCATTGAAGACCGGAACGACTAACGAGATTTTCATTTCGCATCCCTAAAGACAATGAACTTTGAATAAATGAATCCGCATATCAGGCTGATGAGGGAGAAAGTGATAAGAGTAATGATTGGTGGAAATGCGGATTTATCTGCAACCCATCCAACGGTAGCACTCAATGTTCCCATGAAACAAATATATAGCATATAACGCATAGTTGTGGTTGATGCGTTGAATGTGAATCTGGCGTTTGCAAAGAAGCTGAACGAAACAGCAATTACGAACCCGGCAAAGTTCGCCAGCGCCTGATTTGTATGCAAACCATAGAGGCATACTGCAAAAACAACCCAATGTATGAGCGTGTTCAGGATGCCTATCGATGTGTACTTAGCGAATAACTTTAGCATTATAAAAAACAATGAGTTCTTGGAGGCCGGAAGTTTAGCATTTGAGCAGTGAACGATCGACCTGTGACGCAAGAGAGTGATAAAAAATAGGTAAACACAGACTTTTAACCGATTTGCGAGACTTTTGTTACATTTTTATGACACCTTCTCATCAAGCCAATCCGCCCAAAATTGCATCATTTCTCGGCGGGTAGCCAGATATGCAGCATGGTTGTAAACTGAGCGCGTCCCGCCACTTACGTGTGCCAGCTGCATCTCTATCGCGTCGCTGTTCCAGTGCTTCTCGTTGAGTACCGTGCTGAATTGGTGCCTGAAACCGTGGCCGCTGGTCTGTCCTTCATATCCTATGCTGCGGATTACACCAAGGACGGCGTTTTCGCTGATTGGCTTCTTCCTGTCATTCCTTCCCGGGAAGCAAAGTTCGTACTGTCCGGTGATTTGTTGCAGGAATTTGAAAAGCGCTGTAACCTGCTCTGACATTGGAACGACATGCAGTTTTCTTCCTTTCATGACTTCAGGGTCAACGGTGATCAGGCTGTTTTCAAAGTCAATTCCTGACCATACCAACGAACGTAACTCCACTGTTCGCATTGCTGTATAGTGAAGAACCTGAGCAGCAATCTTACCTATAACCCAGCCTCCATACCCATTCAGCGCCCTCTGGAATTCGTGAATGCGATGCATAGGGAGGAAAGGGTAGTTGTTTTTTCTGTAACCCTTCATTGCCCCAACAAGGTCTGGAGCCGGATTATATTTAGCTCTTCCGGTTACTATTGCGTAGCTGAAAACCTCGCCACACCTGCGACGAGCCTTATCAGCACGTTCCATCGCCCCTCTGTCCTCAAATAGCCTGATCACCTTCAGTAGCATCATCGGCTCCACCTCTTCCATTCTCAGATGTCCGATGAGCGGCAATATATCGTCAGTGAACATGTTCATCATTTCGTCAGCATATCCTTTCGACCATACCTTCGATTTATGAGCATGCCACTCCCTGAAGATATCACCGAACGAATCAGCTACTTCTTCCTTTTCCTTCTTCTTTATAGCCTGTTTCTGTTCTGATGGGTCCACGCCAGCAAGCAGCTTCATTTTCGCGTCAGATTGTTTTGCCCTGGCTTCGGTAAGGGAGATTTGCGGATAGGGACCGATGACCAGCGTCTTTTCCTTTCCTTCGAACCGGTAGCGCATTCGCCACACCTTTTTGCCTGATGGAGGTACGAACAGGAACAGGCCTCCAGAATCAGCAAGGCGATATGATTTTTCTGCAGGTTTTGCTGCGTCAATTTGCTTAACCGTGAGCAT